AGATACGCAAGTCCCGTAAACATGTACGTCGGGGCCAGCGTCGACGGGATGAGTTTCAGGAGCGCGGCGACGTCGCCCAGGGCAACGCCAAATAGCACTTGGCTTTCGGTTTCATCCCAAATCCCGCCAATGTCGCCCTTAATGTCGGGCAACCCCTGTACGTACACTTTGTTCGTATCGCCAAAACAGGTCGCGTCCGCACGGTCGCGGGCCATGTCTAGCGACCACTTGTTTAGCGACGCGACCGCGACTGCTAACGCGCCCCCAGTGGGGTCCATTTCGACCGATCCTTTACTGCCATGTCGCCGTGCCATGCTTCCCCCTTATGCGGGCGTCACCGTGATTTCATATCTCGCGCCCCGATGCTGCCAAATGTCGCTATTGAGATTTTCCGTAAACCGGATCCGATCGACCCAACGCGCGACCATCAGCGTTGCGCCCGCCTCAGGCGGTAAGTCGAGCGGTTGCCGGTCGATCAATTCCTGGATCCGCTTATCCGCGGCCGCGACCGCGCTCGACGACGTCCCGAGCGCAACCCCTTTCACGACGTAGATAAACGCCCGCAACGTTTCGCCGTCGTTGATTTCGTACAGACCCCGACTTGCCGACAGACTAACGATTACAAATTTCGTCGACCCGATCGGGGCAAGGTCGTAGTAAACCCCATCGGGCAACGCGGCCGCGAGCGCGGGATCGGCCGCAAGTTTACCGATTAGCGCCCGCTCGACTTCGGTCGCGTCAATCATGGGCCCCCCGGACGACGAGCCCTTTCGATTCGACCATCCCCGCAACCGCGACGACCGCTTGTCGACGGCCCGTTTCCGAAATCGGGAGAAACGTCGCCCGCGGGCGTTGATGCACCGATCCGAATTCGTAGATATGCGCGTACGGGGCCGACGTCACGAGCGTATAGAGCGTCGCGAGTCCCCGCGCCGTACGCTCAACAACCCGGACGCCGTCCCGTAACTTGCCCGTCACGCGTGGGTACGCGGCGACGACTTGCGCCTGAGTCGCCCGGGCGTATCTCACTAGGATCGGCTCCGCGTCATGGTTCAACGCGTCGGGGAGCGCGGCGAGTTCGGCGCGGAGTTCGTCGAATCCGCCGAGTACTAACTTATTCGGCATGGGCTACACCGTTTCGACCGCAAATAGCCACAATTCCCGCTTCCGCTCTTTCGGGCTCGCGATCCCGGTAATTTGAAACGTCCGACCGTCGAATAACATTCGCGCTTTAACCGTGACGTCAGCGCGGTAGCGGCCCCGGATAATGTGGGTCGCGGTTGCGACGACCGTTGACGCGGCGTTTCGTTCCAGGTCGCGGACGGTTGCCGGATGGATCGCGACGGGCCAACGGGGATCCAGGTTGACCCAGGTTTCAATAACGCCCCCGTCCCCGTCCGGGCCCGTCGTCGGGGTCTGAAATTGCACAAGGTGCCGAAATTCCCCGATCGCCATTTACGCGAGCGCGGGATCGCGCGACCGTCGACAGAGATTCGCAATCGCGCCCCATACGCGATCGTCGTTGTCTTGCCCGAATTCGTCCCCCCGATGTTCGTATAAATGCGCGAGATACAGGAGAACCGCGGACGCGATAAACGGCGGGACCGTGGCGGGCGTCCAGGTCGCGTCGTTTTTGTCTTTCAGGTAATCGCGGATCGTCGCGCTCGCGGCCGTGAGTTTTTGTTGTACGTCCGCGTCGTGGTCGTTGTCGGTTATCTCCAAATGTGCTTTGGCGACGTCGAGCGTTACGAGCTCGGGATCGGTCGGGGCCCATAGCGTCATTTCGCACCGTCCCGCCCGCGCTTAACGGCCAACGTCCAGGTTGGGCCCCCGTCGCCCGGGCGCGTTGACGTGTCCGCGTTGCAATGCCAGAGCGATCCGCCCCAGGTGACGACGTCGCCCCGCTCGTATAGCTTGCCTGGGGCGAACACCCCGCGGTACAGCATGGCGGGCAATTTGATCGCTTGCTCGCGGCGAGCGTCGCCCCGAGCCCAGGTTAGACGGATCGTCCGCTCCCCGTCGTACTCGACGGTCGCATCCTCGAAACCGAGCCCGTCCGCGCCCGCTGGCCCAGGGGGGCCCGGGACCGGTTGACGGGCTTCCAGGGACGCGATCCGGGTCGTGACGGGCGTAAGGTCCGCCGCGGCCGTTTCGACGGCCCGTAGCCGCGTCACGACGGGCGCAAGGGCCGACCGTACGGCTTTGTCCATTGCTTCGACTAAGACGGCCGGATCGTCGTCGAGCGAATTTGCGTACGATTCTTCGTCCAGTACCGCCGTACAGATTGCCGCGGCCGACTGCGGGTCGTGCCCTTTGGCTTTCACCTTTTCCCAACAACGGTGCCATTTTTCCGAATGGTGCCGATGTTCGTCAGAGTTCGTCGGCAACGGTCCCCCAATCTTTCCTCAGGAGCGCGAGCGCGACCGCGCCCCAGGGCGACCGCTTAACCGCGGCGGGCGCGTCGGACGCGGCGGGTAACTCCGCGGGCGGGGCGGGGGCCTGGACAACGAGCGGGTTTTGTTTGTCCCGCTCGTCGAGCGCGGCCAGCGAGAAATTCTGTTGTTGCATGTAGGGGGTATCGCCCCCTTTGACGCTCCCCAACCCGAAATACTTTTTCCGCGCTTCGTTCGGGGCCATAGCGCCCGCCCCGATCGCTTCCGCGGCCGATTTCGTTTTCGTCGCGGTATCCATGTAAATCAAATCGTCAATATCGAACTCTGTTCCGTAGTCGGTCCCGCCGAGCCCGAGCCCTTCGTCTAGCGACGACTCGAAACAGGTAATCAAGCTTTGGATACATTGCGAGTAGTACTGTTGTTGCATCGGCTCGACGCTGGAGAATGGCGGGGGCGGGCCGACGCCGATCATAAAGGCGGGGACGTGGTAACACGCGCAAACGGTTTCAGACCCCCAACGCAATTGCTCGATTAGTTGCGCGTCGGCCGCGTTAACCGTCATCGCTTCGTACTTCAACCCGTCGCCCACGACCGCGACGCGGCCGATATTGTCGCCGCTAAAATTCGTTTCCCAATACTCTTTCAATCGCGCGGACGTCGCGTCGGAAATGGCCCCTGGCGCGGTTAGAATTCCCGCGGGTTTCGCGCCCCCCGCGAAAAACTTCCCCGACGTCGATTGGATCGTTAGCCCCGCCATTGCGGACAACCCGCACGCGTACAGCGGCGTCACGCCGATCAACGGATGGAAAAGCGCGACCATTGGATCGTGAATAATTTCCGACGCGGGGACCGTGAGCCCGTCCCCAGGGATCTGATCTGCCGCGAGCCCCGCTAGGTCGTTTCTCCGGAGCTCGTAATAGACCGCTCCATCGGACGCGACGAGCGGGCAGACTTTCGTCGGGTCGAGTACATACAGGGCTTTCACAACCCCGCGGTTATCGCGCTCCTTCAACACGTACGCGTTGCCCTGGATCAGTTTTGACGTAATCCATTGCTCGACGAATTTATTAATCGTCTGGTACCGGTTGGGCTTCCGGAGTACGGGGGAGTACGCGGGGTTGGCCGTTTCGTACCACAGCCCTTCGGTATCCCGCTGCATTAATCGAAGGGCTAATTTCTCAATGTCGGACGCGATCAGCGTCACGCAGGAATAGACCGCGAAATACGACAGGGCCGTATCGCCCGCTAGCTCCTGATTCGCTTGCCATGCGCCCGTGTAGGGCTCGCGGACGATCGGATACCAACCCCCGCGGCCCGAAGGCGAATCGAGCGGGCGGAGATTCGCTGCCGCTTTGCGGGCGATAACTTGATACCCGAAGATTTCTAGTTGCATGGGCCCGCGATCCCGCGGGGCGCGTGCCTACCCCCTCAGATAGCACGCGCCCCGCGTTGTGGGGGGGGGAAATTCCGTTACGCCCCTTTCGTCGCCGCGCTCCGGGCCGGAGTGGGCGCGGTCATGGCGAGCGCGGGCGTATACGCGGTCCCAGTGATCATGTTAACCGCGCTTGGGTGTCCCTTGATCCACGCACAGAACCGCTCCGCGCGGAGCCCGACTAGATTGTCCTGCCAGAGCGATCGAAAGACGGTCGTCGCATCCGGTACGCCCGGGTTGTCGACCATTTGCAACGACGCTTCGCGCGAGACGTCGATCGATACGCCCCCATCATCCGCGTAGAGTACGTAACGCGGTACGACGCCGATGACGTTGGTACCGGCCGCTTGCGCGGGAATGATCGGTACGCCGTTGATCGATCCGACCGCGACCGTGCCCCCAGGGAATACCGAATCACCCATCGCCGTCCGTTGCGACCCTAGCATGAACGCGTTCGCTTCGCTCATGAGCAACACGACCCCGGCCAACGGAATATTGGCCGCGATAAACGTGTTGAGTAGATTTGTGATGTCAGTGAGCGGATCGGTCGTTGCCGGAATGCCGGTCACGCCGTTGGTAATCGATGCCGGGTTGACGCCAGCGGCGAGCGCGACCGCTGGATCCAGGAATTGAGTATCCATGAATTGAGCGATCCCGGCGATCATTTCGTCGCGAAACGTTTGTTCGGCGGATGGCTCAGAACTCCGCGCGAGTTCATAGGTGAAGGTGAGA